TTGTTGTTTACAACTACCATCTTCACAGCTTCGTTATTAGCGACAGCCATAAAGTCGTAACCTACTGGAGTAGTCTGAACGGTATTGTCTTCATTTGACAACCAAGCAGACAGGTGGAAGAGCCCCGTCTTATTCGTAAATGGCACGGTATATGCCACTGGCGACGAGGTATAAGTTGCGGTACCGAACTGACGCTCATACGTCTGCTCATATCCCTCACCCGTTATCTTCACGTGCAGCGTCTTAGATATGTTACCACTGATGTAACACGGCAAGACAATATCGCCTTGATATGCCTTCCACCAGTTGAATTCTGAGATAGAAAGGAAGAGGGCAGACAACGTGATTGAATACACTAACGCAGGAGAGGTTTGTCCTGTAACCTCACCAGTAATCTTCACCATGATATTGTTTTGTCCGCTCTCAAGGAACTTGAATACATCAACAGTCGTCACGGTATTAGACTGACATCTTCCACGAGCCTTAGACACGAATGTACCATCACCTGCCTTAGCGAAGATTTCGTAAGTTCCCCACTCACCAGAGTCTATATAATCCGCCTGTCCGACATCCTTAGTGCGAGAGACGAACATGAACTTAACCGTACACTCTCCTGCTGACTTAGAGGCTGAGAGGGTAGTAGAAGGCAACTGATTGACAGCACGTAAGTAATAGAGAATAGTCTGCTGCTGTCCTCCACCACCTTGCCCAATATTAAGTTCAGATAACTTCATTGGGACCCACTGGTCACCATTCCATACGAGTACACATGTCTCGGATGTGAGTTCGTCAACTTCTGTGTTTACGTTTGAAATCTGTCCGAGGGTAGGGCGGTTCTTCGCAATCGTCTTCTTCACACGTTCCTCCTCAGAGTTCTGTGCGTCGATTAACTCATTGACCTTCTCGGGTAACTTGTTAAACTCATCTGCGGTCAGTCGTCCGCCTGTGTTTTTATGTTCTAAGTAAAGTTTTTCTATCGCCATAATTATGATAGCTTAAAAGGAAAGGTGTACGTAAATCCATTGTTACCCTCTACCTCAACTCCATGCGCAAGAGATAGAGCATGACAGATGATGTCTTGAAGAAGTTTAGGGTGAGAGGAAGAATAACTCTCACCCGTATTGTCTTCGATGCCACGGATAGAAGCTTGTACGAAGCGATTATCCTTTGTGCGACTTTCTGTGATATATACCTTGATGTGCTTCATTAAATCCGCCTATACTTTTTCAGAAGCCAAATAATGATATAAGCAATAGAAGCTAACATAGTTGCAGAGAGTGCGCCTATTGCCCATCCGCCTACATCCATCTTTATCTTCTGCCACCTACTTAACTCTCGTTCAATGACCTTAGGAACCTCGATGTGTTCCTTCTTGGTAGCACGCAAACTGTCATTGCTCGCCTTATACCTGTTAATCAATCTTTGAAGCGTCAGATTGTCCTCAGTGGCATGCCAGCGGTCACGATAACGAACTATCAATTTCTCCTTGATGTTGCCTTGCTCATCCTTGATGATAACAACGCTGTCATGAATAGCGACACTATCACGGATGTTTATCACCTGTCGAGTGATTAAGCTATCCTTGATATGTACGCTGTCCTTCCTTGACATGTAGATAGTATCTGTGCGAATAGACTGCACAGGTACATACACTCTATGTGAACAGCTTGTGAGGCAGAGAGCTGTAAGTGCGAGTAATCCAATGATGATTAACATCGTGTACACGTAATACTTGATTTCCTTATCTTCCATATTCTTATACGTTTAATGTGAAACACTGCCTTCTTTGCTTTCCGTCAGCACGCTTATAGCCTACATGCACCCATCGGGATGTCTTCGATTTCTCGATAATGATTTGGTCAAAAGCATAACCCATATGGGAAAACTCTGTTGCAAAGAACTTTTCAAACTCATCCTGCTTACCATTGACAGGCTGCAAGTCTGCTGCGTACCCCTCAACGTGTGCAGAGTTCTTCACTCCGCCTACCGCCTTATTCAATTCAGGAGAGCGGTAGCCGCTTGAAATACGGATTGCAGGAGTACCGAGAGAATATCTCTCACAATATTCTTCCCACTCTGCTCTAATACACTCTAAAAGCGTAATTGTTTCTGTCAGATGAACCCTTACACTTGCTGGTGGGTTGTTGCTAATCTTTAATCTGTCTGCGGTGTTGGATTGTACCATTTCCGCTATTGTAAAATTTGCCATAATCTAAAATCTAATTACTAAATCTGCCAAACTAAGATACTTTTCTTCTCTTTAATGACTTCCTTTTCCACTACGATAGGGTCAGGCATAGCGAGTTTGAGGGCATCGCCATTGTCGTCAACGAGTTCTATGTTAGACATTGCCGTGAAACACTCCCTGCGATAGCCGTCTGAAAAGTTATCATCGGGAAAGTCTATAAAAACCTCTATTTTCACACGACCCTTACCCAAGTTATGATTGTCAAAGAACACCACAAGCTGACCATCAGACACATTGCAATGAGTGCAGATGCCGTTCCGCCTTTCAGCCTTGAACACTGTAAACCCACTTCCAGACGTGGCTCTCAAAGTGAAGTCACAATCAGGAAACCCTCCATCTATCAACCTTATGCCAAGAGGGAAGTCGCTCTTGCGGTTAATTCGCAAGATACCACCTGTTCTGTTTCCAATATCTATTGTTTCCATAAGTTCCTTTTTAATGGCAGAACTGATAGCAACTCCTTGTTGGTGTTAAACAATCAATTCTACCATAGTGTATTAATTACCTAATCTTCTGCACACTCACATCGTGTATTATTACAGGGCGTAAATGATTAATGTAGCTGTTATCTACTAACGTATCACGCTCTATCTTGACACTGATTTCCGTGTCAGAACTATCAATATCAAACTCAAAGTAGCTTTCGGACCAACCATTGTCGATTATAGCGTGTTGAACAGCAGACTTATTCAATGTTACAATCAACTTTCCGCAATTATAATCAGCAGGGCGAACAGTAGCTTGTGTTGCGTCTACATATTCTGAGTTTTCATCTTCCGTACCGACGAAGCGTTTTGTCGCATACTTAGGAAACATTTGAGCGACGACACGCACTGCAATCTTTGACACTCCCTTTTCAATTGATAAAGTTTTGCTACAACTATCACCGTCAACTTCAAGTTGTATGTGCTTCTTCACATCGTTGTAACGTGTGTAATTTGCCATTGAAGCAGGGAAAGCCTTTACACTTGCGCCACCTCCGAACGTCCAACCGCTTTCAACGCTTGTCTTATCCATAAGTTCTGTGCCAAACTTACGCAACTTATTCTCTACACCTTGAACAGGCTTAGCAACACCATTATACCCACTTACAACAGGTTTTGCCATCGTCCAGCTTTCCTCGTCTGCATAGTTTACAAGGATACGCACCTTGTCGTAATCTTGCAAGATGTGTTTCTTACGGAAATCTTGTGTCGAAACATCAATAACGCTATCTTCATCGTTAGCAGTGAATGACACAATACCATCAGAATAGTCAAAGTTAGCTGACTTCCATTCTGTTACACCCTCATTAATGACAGCGTAATAAACAGCAGTCGGACGTTTTGAAGAAATTACGCTGAAAGTAAACTTATCAATCAACACTTGCTCGAGGATAGCCTCGAATAATGCCCACTTATAGAATGTTATCTCGTCACCATTGAGGAAATGATAAGTTTCGCTATCGTACACTCTATCTGTCATTGCTATAGTTGGCTCAGGCACCGAGTGATTTCCGTTATCCAAGTTATCAATCTTCTTAACAGGCGTTATCCCATTCGTACCTGGCATCAGACCTCTAAAATACTTCAAACGCTCCTCTCTGCCTTGATATACCAAGTCCGTAACGGTTGGATTTCCCTCCTTATAGGTTTCACGCACCTTGTATGCCTTGACACTCTTTGAGAGTGGTAATCTACCCAACAGGTCTGCGTGCATAAGGAAAGGCGAAGAACATCTGTAACCGCCGTGTACGCCCATATACTTCTCAACAGTACCCTTATAAGGCAACGTTCCATAACTACCACTATATGTTAACTTGTCATGAACGACACTAATAGGAGAAACAAATACATTAAAGTCTTTCGCGAAAGCCTTAATGCAAGCATCATAAGCCTTTGCGCCACCCAACAGTGGCAAATGGTTATTATTTTCGTACTGCCCTATTAATGAAGCGTCTTCACCTCCGAGTATCATCTGTGCGCCATGCTGCCTTGTCACAGCATACGCTTTCTTCAATTGATTATATAGATTAAGACCGCCTGCTGGTGTTCCGTTTGCTGCATTGCCCCAGAGGAAATATGACGGCTTGAAAGACCAATAACATTTCCTTGAAACAACTATCTTTGTCTTTACGCTGTCATAGTAAATCAGGTCACCCTTAGATACACTGTCGATATTAGTTTCAAGATTTCCACCACTCTTAGCTGAGTTGACGATATTAATGTCAACAAGATCATTGACACGCTCGACCCAAGATAGTGTCTTAAACTCCTGTCCGCACTGAGAAAGAGAACTTCCGAGAGTTACAACAGATTTACCGTCACTATAGCTTGTTGAGTTTCCCTTTTTTAGCCCCTCAAAATCACCCTCCTTGATAAGTTCTATCAATGACGGTTCCATTTTGTTTTTCGGTGTGTAAAATTCATAATAGAATAACACATACAGGTAATCTGCATCAACTGGAACATCAACGAAAAAATCCTCACCTGCTTTAGCTTTTACTTCTCCCCTGTAATTCTGTGCGTATGTAGGTGATATTTTTGTCTGTTGTAAGTTTTCGTCATCAACAAGGAATGTATATTCAAAGCCCTCTGTTGCATTTGCAACCAAATGCACCTTTTCATAACCTTTAACTGGTACTAACAGATGCTTATACGTACTTTGTCCCCATTTTCCTAACACAATCTTGTGTGTTCTGACTGTTGCGCCACTATCCTTTGAAACGATTGTTTTCTTGCCGTATAACTTTTCCTGTAAAGAAACTGCTGTTCCAGCTGCTTGTGCGTTCTCTGTTGCCAACTTCAATGCCTTATCAAGGCTTTCTTTGTTAGCTGCGACCTGCTTCAATATTCCAATCTTAGCGTTCTTGATGAGTATTAATGACTGCAAATAATAACGTCCAAAAATAGTACCACCCTCGACATAAAGAAACTTTGCATCTGTCGGTATCTTAAGTGTAACCTCTGTGTTCGCAGAGATAGAAGTTAGCTTGTTTTCTCCTGCAAAAAGAGCATCCTCTCCGTTTCTTTTATTATCAATAGACTTCAAGAATGCAATCTTTACCGTCTTCTCAGAATGTCCTATTAATTTAACAGCATCGTAACCATCTACGTTAATCATGAAGTGGATATACGTCCCGCCTATATTTATCCATTTAAGAGGAAAAATTTGCCCTTTCTCTTCTTTTCCCTCTGTAAATTCATAAGGTGTAATAACCTCTTCTTTACCGAGAATTACCCCACCTAATTCTGAAACAGACTTAATAGCTTGTGCACTCTCTTGCACTTTATCTTCAAGTCCTTTAATAGCATCCGACACCGCTTTTTGCGACATCACAGAGGTCGCACTGTCGCCAGCCTCTTGCGCAATAGGCACACCACCACTTGCAGACATAGACGCAATAGCCTCTGCATTATCACGAGCTTTCTTCTCAATCTCAGCAATAACAGCTGATACAGCCTTCTGTGAGATAGGCTTATCAGTAGCTTCGCCAAGTTCCTGCGCAATGTCGATAGTCGGTGACGGCTGCCCTGTACGTGTCAAAGACTTTGTGGCATCATAGACATCCTGCAAGTTCTTGCCGTCATTGGTGGTTGTGGCTGCGGCAATAGCTGCGGTAGTTGCTTTCTGTGACATCGCCTTATCCTCGCTTTGTCCTGTTTCCTGCACAAGCTCAATATTACTACCTCCTGCGAACTCTGACCTCAAATCAGTAACTCTGAACTTTTTTAACCTGCCGTCTCTGCCAACAGCTGGGAGGGTGGTGAAATCCTCAATATTATCTGATACTGGGAGTTCTGCGATGTCCTGCGACTGCCCTTTGATAGTTTCTATCACCTCGTGGACGATGCCACTCTTTTCTTCTTCTGTCATATCTTTATCGTTAAATGGTTATTCAAAATTAGGATTATCGCTATCACCTCCGATGTAATCAGTAACGGCGGCAATGACTTTCTTTGCGTCCTTATCTGAAGATGCATTTACTACAGATTGGATAATCTTCTGTATATCCTTTACCTTACTCTTTCTTTCCCGTGCATGCTCTATAAGGCTTTTTGCTTCGATGATAAGAAGTCCTATAGCCACTAAGATAGTAATAACTGGTATGGTCTTAATATTCAGTAGCGTGCAGGCAATGAATATCACCGCATCCACGATAAAGGCAATGAGCAATACACGCCAATACTCTCCTAACTTCCCAAGTGTCTTGCGCATGCTATGGGAATCAATGGGTTTACCCAACTTCTTCTGTGTGTATATTCTGTCCCATAGGTCAACGAAGATGGCACAGAATACGAGCACCCACATTATCACACATACTATCAAGTGTATAGCTACTGAGTACATGAAGTGCGGTGTGAACTGAAACTCTATTACGTCCATAGATACACCTCCTTTACAATAGGAAAAGAAAAACACCCACTATCGCACCGAGTACGCCTGCTGATACGTCCAACCAATCGAACGGCTCCTTGCGATAATACTTATCCACACTTTCTTTTGCTACCATGACAATAAATGCAGGGATAAGCGCAAAGATGAGCAAACACCCAAGCGCATACAACGCCTTGCATGATAGCATTGATACAACAAGCCCTACGAACATGTGTAAATACTTGTCGCTACCAATAGTAGCGAGCTTCCCAAAAATCCTGTAAATACAATCTAATGCTTTTTTCATCTTCTTTTATTTTAAGTTAATTACATAAGAAATACATACCACTTATTTGTTATCTTAGAATATACTACTCGGAATATATATTTAATCTCATCACTTGTACCATTCAAAGAATGCTTAAAGGCGTAAAGTTTCTCGATAGGAATATTGTCAGTCGTTGTGAAATTAATATCCACACCTTTTACTGAGTAGATAGTAAACTCCTCTCCATCTTCTGGGTTTGAAGGTAATGTAAACGTCTTTGTACTAAAACTAACAAACAAGATGGAAGAGTCGCCTAAACCAAGTGAATAATTCTCGCTAATTACCTTTAGCGAACGACGAAAACCACCATAAGTGCCACGCAAAGAGAGTATGGCATGATTATTTTTCCATCCAAATGTAGGGTCTGGGTGTATGTCTAAGAATATACCTACCTTTTCAAAGTCTGATCGAGGTTCATTCCTCAGACCTAACATCGTATCCTTTCCTGCAAACTTCCCCAGAGGGTCTTCACCTAATATAACTTGTCGCTTAGACTTCTTGTAGTTATATATTAAGCAGTTATCAAAGAGAGTTAATCCGTCACTGTCTTTCCCATAGCCTATCATTCCTGGCAGGATGTTCCAACCAGCAATAGTTCCTTTGTTGGTATTTATAGTTCCCTCAAATGTACTATCACCAGTTACTGTGAGATTCTTAAACTTCGCTTCTTTTGCATCAATTTCTTGTGCTTGTATGCCGAGAGCTACAAGTTTAACGGCATCAATCAACGCTGCTGATAGCCTGCCACCTTCTATAAGTACAGTTTCCTTGCCATTGTTATCGACAAATACAGTCTTGTCAGACTTTACTCTAAACTCTCCATTTTCAAGCTTCGCTTCCACTTTCTTCACTCGCTCCTCTGAACTTTCCTCTACACTTGGAATCCACTCAGCAGCAGGGGCCGTTCCTTCTGTCACGACTGCCCAATTAACCGTAACCTCACCATTCTTACCTTGCGGCTCCCTGTTAGGGGTAGGATAGGCATCAAAGACACATACACCATCATTTGGCAACTCATTAGGAGTGGTAAATGTATAATGCTTGATAGTGTCTTTTGCACTACTGATTTCAAGGTTTCCACCACCAGCACTCCATGCCCAACCATCCGCAATGATATATGCTTGTAATGTCTGCCTATTTGCAATCGACTCAGCACTGATATGACCGCTAATAGTCATTGTGTAGGTCGTGTTTGGCTTTAACTTAATATGCGTATTGCCATTGCCATATCCGTATGAGTGGTAAGTCTTTTCTAACTTACCTCCAGTAAGGAGGTTTCTTACACCAGTTCTCAGCCCATCTACTATTAAGCTGATACTTTTCGCATCCTGCTTGATAGTAGTAATATCCTTGCCATTAGTAGATACGCTCTCACGCATATCATTGACAATCTTTGTGTATGACGCTGCCTCCATCATCACTTGAATAGTCCTTGTTTCAAGAACATCATTACCGCTTTTTAACTCTATGGTGAAATAATCAGGACGATTTACTGCCTTGATGTAGTTTTCCTGCCTGAATGTACCTTCACTTTTCATGCCAACAGAGATAGGCACGTTAATATTTGTATTTGTGGTGCAAGATACGTATAATTCTCCTACCTTGCCTTTCTCGGTAATAATAGTACTGCCCTTCACGTGTTCTATCTCATATCTAAACGTGGCGTTCAGTACTCCTTCTGCATTTACCACAGCATCCTCACGAACGGCTTTTAGGCGGTAGAACTCTGCTGACTGCCCATCATATACATTGTGAATTGTTATCTGTCCTCTTGCTTGCATATTAGCTATTGATTACGCAGTCAAAGGTTGCACTTGAAACAACCTCCGCTGCCGTTATTGTTAATAATCGTCCTATTTTTTTATGAGCATCATTCCATGCTCTATCTGTTGAGCTACCGCTATTGCGCATCCATGACCACATAGAAGGTGGATATTCGTTAGAAACATTATCTGTACCCTTGTAGAGTGTCGCCTCCAACACTATACTACCTTTTCCATTGCGGATAGAACCACTCTTGACTACAACTTCCAGACTATACACATCACTCTGCGCCACCTGCTTTATCCACATCCTACTACTTTCCGTTGGTGCTTCGGTGGTAGTGTTACCTATTCCGACGTTACAAAGCCACAGAGAGCCGTTATAAGAAAATCTATCATAGTGTCCTGCTATCGTACCGCTCACCCATTCTCCTCTGTCGCACACCAAAGAACCACTTACTCCTGCACCTGCCGCGGAGATAATCTTGAAACGGTCTGAACGCACCGTTATCTCTTTAGGGCTAAACTCATTAATAATGTGTGAATCAAGGTCGTAGTTATTGATACCTGCATAGTCAACACGCTTACCCTCTGATACGTAGATGATGTGAGCGTATTGCCTATCGGTGTCGGTCTGACTTCCTAATTGGATAATGTCATCCTCAGCCTTTGGAATATCATTCTCAGCCTTTGTATCATAGCCTATACAAGTATATTGTGTGCCGTTAATAGTAAGCTCAAGCGTGCCACGAATATCCGAAAGGTCTACGAAGTGGTATAATTTACCATTGATAGTTTCCGTTCCCTTGTTTACCACCAGACGCCAGTAGTATCTGTTTGCAGAACCGCCTGCTGTGCGTGATACAAGATTTGAAGTCTTACACATCGCTTGGTCGCCAATCCTCCAATCATTGCTGATACGCTTATCGCCATCATCAGCAAGAAAGTAACATCTATAAGCAGATATGCTATTTCCACCTGCTGACACACTATAAGAGAGTAGGGCGTTATTTATCATTACCTGCTTATTTGCAGACCTAAAGAATGTTGTTGAGTTAACGATAGGAGCACCATTAGCACCAACTGGAATAACGCTGTATATGTGTGCGCTTGCAGACGTAAATCCAACATCGCCAGTAGTAAAGGCAAGACGCTTATACTCCAACTCCGAAAAGGTTGCTTTCTGCCTTACATTGAGCTTATCTACCTCTGCTATAGATTTTCCGTATTCGTCCTTGTAAACGCCAAAGCCAGCACCATCCAATAGTCCCGAACGGAAATCATCACTCTTTACAGAGTTAGCCTTGATAAATCGAGCAAATAAATCGCCAAGTTCAGTTATGCCGTACCCATTACCGATAGCAATGCCCTTTAAGAATGTAATCAACTCTTGAGCAGTATCGGGCTTCAACTTGTTAAGAAAGCTTTGACCGCCATAGCTCTCAATAAGTCGCTGTATCTGAGGAACTGTCAAGTTATTGCCTTCCGCACCAAAAGAACCTCCGTTGCCACTCCAAAGAGAGTTCACTTTCTCTTGTATTTTCTGAATAGTACCAACAGATTTATCTTCGCGAAGCGTAATCTCGTATGAAGGAATTTTATCTTCACTTTCCTTAATAGTAAGTTGATCTATCGCCACCTTACCATTAATGCTTAAGTCCGCGTCATCGAACTGCATAATATCCCCCTCTTTGAGGGTGTCATGAAGAGAAAGGATAGTGCCAGTTGTATCAGCAATAGCAACATCGTGCTGACGAGCCATAAAGACCTCATCAACCTTCGGGGAATAGACATACCTTGTATAGTCGTTTTTATCAAGATACTGTAAAGCATATTTCAGTAGTTTGATAGAAGCTGCCTCAACATAGGAATCGGGTAGGGGAATACCTAACAGGACAAAATGATCACCTTCTTTTATCAAGTAGTCATTATATGGAAAGTAAAGGTTTAGACTTTCGTCCTTAACTCTTTGGCAATTAAGCTCCCAGCTTCCGTCCCCTAACTTTTTTGCAGAATTAATCTGGAATGTGCGTCCTCCACACATTCCATCTCTCATTGAGATTGTAGGAGTTTCTGTTGAGTTACCTATAAGGTCATTAATGTCAAAATCAATAGCTGATTTTAGATATATATGAAAATTAGGAATGGATGCCCCATCTTTGAAAACACCGTTATCCTCTATTTTGTCTGCCGATTGTATCTCATCTATTCTGACACCGCCAACCTCCATTTCTTCAATGGTAGGAAAAATCTCCACAAGACCTTCCTGTAAGTTTTCAGTATCAAAGTACACTGAATTTGGTCGTACTCCGATTTCTGTAATATTTGCAGAGTCAATGAACGGGCGATACTTGTTTTCTGAAAACAAGTGTGATTTTTCTCCGCCATAAATCCTATTCTTTACGTCATTAGGCTGCTCGTCCCACCATTGCTTTAGTGACTTATTAGGAAATCCTGGAAGCATTAGGTGGTCAACTGCCATATTATTTGGCAGGTTGTCTGTTGCGTACGTTTTGTTATCTCTTGGGAAGTTTTCTTTTTTCACCCCTGAGAGAAAAGTGATTCTTTGACCAACTTCAACCGCATTTCCGAAATTTTGAATATCGGCAAGGTCGTTTTGGTGACTTGCAAGATTTAACGTGTTATTGTGAGCTGCAAAGAAACAAGTCTTTTCCGAGTTCTTTGCTTTAAAAACAGAGGCTTTTACCTTAAAGCCACCACATTCCATTGCTACTAAATACGACGGTCTACCATCACTTAATTCGTGTAATGGATTATAGAAATAAGCGATTGAGAATGGCAAGTCAAGATGAGCTTGTATATTATAATTCCCGTCAGAGTTTCCCTTGGTTTCTATAGATGATACGGTTGCGAATGCTTGTAAATTAAGCGTTGCGTAATATCTGTTTGGTAGATTCTTGGAAGAACCATACGCGCGCAAACGAGTTGTGATAGCTTGTTCGCTATCAGCATTTTGCTCTATCTGATATAGTCCCCTCCCCTTGCCATACTCAAAAATCATTGAGGTTGGTAGTCCTGCTGTCCCAACAAAGACGTTTCGTCCTCTAACGATAAAATTAACATTAAATTGGCTATTAACCAAAGCCAAAGCACTCCAACAGTTTAAGCCATCGGCAGTTATTGAAGTTGATTTTATGATATTGTCAGAAACGCCTGAGCCATAGGTTTTATCCCACACTGCATCTACACACCCACGTTGACCAGAACGTAGCTTATTGCGACTATATATCTTCCATTCTCCCTTTCCCCACTGCTCATCGAGATTTGCTTGTATTCTGTCAAGTAAATCATCAAGAGAAGAAGCATAGAAAGAGAATTTTGTTAGCGATGTATAGTGGATATTATTGTCATGCAGCACAATGTCAAGAAACTCTGTCCTTGCCAGTTCGTCTTGCTTCGCATTAAACTTGACGTTATTATAAACAAAGGCTTCTCCGTGCTCATTTCGCCTTGACTGCTTTATCTTGCCCGGGTCGTAATTAATCTCAAAAACTTCACCTCTGTAAGTCAAATAATCGCCAATTTTGAAAGATATTGGTGCTGGACTGTTGAAAGTTATAGTCACGAAGCATTCACCCATCCAAGAACCGCTGTATTCAAGAGTCTTAGTGGTTACATCGTTGCCATTTGCATCTTTCAGAGGACTACCGTCACTATGTTTAATAATCCATTCGCTCATTATTATACCTTTCTTAATTCAGTAACTACACCACTTGCCGGAATAGGAGTTATGTTGCTTACTGGGTCGTTAACCTTAAATGTAATTGTGAACACGAGGGTATCACCGTCGCTATCTCTAACAAGTTCAGCCTTATCATTGAGCTTGTCAAAACGAATTTCTCGACGACCTATCTTAGTCCAAGAGCAATACATCATCATAACAGCGCCAGAACCATCCATACCTGTCAGATATTCAACAAACTTCTGTATTTTTGCGTTTGAAGAAAACTTATCACCTTTGCAGCAAAATTTAACATCCATAGTGTAGGCTTTCAATTTAAGCCCACTGTCTGGTATATATTCATCATCGCCATGCTCATCCATCCAATCGCGTTTTGAAGGGTCTTTTGCTTCAACAAACAGCTTGAAAGGGATGTCTGCACAGTAAATGTCAAAGTCGGCAACTGTTTCTTTTACAGTCGAGCCGTTTTTTGTTTTTTGGATATATACCTTATCGTATCTCATATATTTGCAAACTTATTGTGCAAATATACAAAATAACGTATAAATATACAATAGTTAACGAATAAATATACACTATTTTTAATAGGGAAACTATATTGCAATTGTTAAAAAATAATATATTGTATAATTATCATACACAATACAACTTTATTTGTTGTATATTTGCAGTAGAATTAAAATTTTAAAACATGAAGCATAAATTAAAAGAGGTGCTGCCTACGCTTGGCATTTCGCAGAAAGAGCTTGCAAACAGAATCGGCATGACGGAAGTAGGAATGAGTAAACTCATTAATGGAACTACAACTAAGGCTACGTTGGAAAAAATAGCAAATGAGCTAAGTATTGACACATCCGACATAATGGTAGAAGAAAGTGTGCACAGTGCAAAATATGAAGGCATATTGAGCCTTGGTAATATAAAAATGGATGTAGCCGTGCTCGAGAACGGGCAACGAATAATTAAACAGGCAGCCGTATTCAAGGCATTAGATAGACCAGCGAGAGGAAATTCCCGTATGATCGGAATCCCCACTTTTATGGATGCAAAGAACCTGCAATCATATGTAAATGAGGATGTTAAGGATGTGATCAAGAAAGTGGAGTATTTGGACACAAAAGGTACTTCTCAACAGGGTTTCGATTGCCTGATTTTACCTACAGTTTGTGACCTATACCTAAAGGCGAGGGAGGATGGGGTATTGCTTCCAAATCAATCTGACACAGCGAGAAAAGCAGAAATACTTGTCCGCTCACTTGCAAAGGTTGGCATTATCGCTATGGTCGACGAAGCAACCGGATATGACAAGGAAAAGTCAAGAGCAAAGAATGAATTACAGAAATTCTTTGCTACATTCTTGGTTGAGGAAGCAGCAAAATGGGTGAAGACTTTTGACGACTCATTTTTTGAAGACTTGTATAAAATGCGAAAATGGAATTGGGACAAAACGACAAAACGCCCGGGGGTTGTTGGAACATGGATAAAGGAAATCGTCTACGACAGGCTTGCGCCCGTACTTCCCGAACTTGAAAAAAGAAACCCGAAAAACGGGAACGGGAACCGCAACTATAAACATCATCAGTTCCTTAGTAGGGAGGTTGGATTACCAAGGCTTAAACAACATTTAGAGGCGGTGCACGCCATTGCTGTTATATCGAATTATGACTGGAGTCGTTTTATAGCAAATCTCGACAAGGCATATCCAAGGAAATGTCAGGAGCTATACCTTTTTGATGAGTGACAAGACATTTAAGGATAGAGCAAGTATCTCGCTTGAAATCAAGGATAAAAGCAGACGGGGTTACTACTATTAAGGGGGAGGCGTTTCAACCGAACCCCTCTGGTGACTTCGCATATTAATATATAGTATTAAAGTAGCGTTATTTCATGGCAGCCCTTCTTCGCTCTTTTTACTGTGTACCCAGCCATGGTTTTTAGTGTGAATACAGCGTTCTTTATAAACGGTTCATCTATAAAGATAAATGGAAAATCTTGCCCTTTCTGAACAAGAATGAGTTGTTGTTCCCACTGAAGACTTGGCAACCACTCCTCAATGTTTGTCATATCTTTCCATCCTCCCTTTGGAGGATTATCCATTTCAATGAATCGTTTGGGGCGTATGAGAAGTTTATCCTTTACTTCATGCTCACGAAACCAATTCGCAACGCATTGAAGAAATCCGTTGGTATCAAACTTCTCTTCTACATAGCCTTTCTCTTTAAGCAAATCTTGTGCAGTAAGCATCTTTCCCATATAATTTGTCTTTAGTCATGCAAAACTACTACTATTTGTTTATTATAAGGCTTTAATGCTTATTAAATCTTAAAATATTTGAAAAGTTTAACAGAAAACTTGTGCGTTTAAGATTTATATGGTATATTTGCAGCGTTCAATAAATGGTGATAATATTCACTTCGCAGGGCAAGCGATTAATTGCTCAATCAGTGTTGGGCATTTTTTATGCTCAATGGTAAGATATAGGCGGTTGCCTTTTGCGTACAAAATTTGCTCTCCGGGGTGAATACCATTTGTTGAACAGCGCAAAATGGCGACCGCTTTATTGTTGCCTATAAAATAAAAATGTTCAACAAATGGTAAATCAAATTTCAGTCCTAAAACAGACAGAATTGTGCGGACAGCAATTTATGGTGTATGGTTCAGTACAAGAGCCATTGTTCTTTGCACAAGACGTAGCAGCTATGCTACAACTGACAAATGTTTCTGATATGGTGCAAAGAGTAGATGATGATGAACGGTCTAAGTTCAACTTAGGTCGTCAAGGAGATGGTTGGTTTCTCACGGAAAACGGATTATATGAGGTCTTGATGCAATCACGCAAGCCAATCGCCAAGCAGTTTAAGAAAGGTGTTAAGACTATTCTTAAAGAAATCCGCACCAATGGCGGCTACATTGCCACCACACAGGAGGACACACCAGAGCTGATTATGGCACGTGCGTTGCAGGTGGCGCAGGCAACGATTGAAAAACACAATGCAAGGATTTTGCAACTTGAAGCAGAAAATGTAGAAAAGAGCAAAGCAATCGAACAAGCTGAGGAACAAGTTGTTCAGTTATCTGACGCAGTAGCTTCAATGAAGCCGAAGGTCGATTATTGCGACATTATCCTGCAATCGAAGGAAACCGTTACCATTACGCAGATTGCGCAGGATTACGGAATGACAGCAAAGGCGTTCAATGTTCTTCTACGCAATTTCGGCATACAGCACAAGATTGCAGGGCAATGGATTCTTTATGCTCCTTATCTTCCTTTGGGGTATGTACAGAGCGAATCTATACCAATTACGTATACAGATGGGCGCAAAACAACAAAACTGTTTTCAAAGTGGACACAGAAAGGACGTTTATTCCTTTACGAGGAACTGAAGAAGCACAATGTGTTACCTTCAATAGAAAGAAAGGAGGATGTTGCGTAATGGAAACACAGAAGAATGTCGTGTCACAAAGATTATCTGAAGTCCTCATTAACCTAAATAAGATATTCCTTGACTGTGAAGATGAAGTAACACTCTTGTCACAGAATGGAGCTAATCTCGAAAAGTTCCTTGATGAGTTTTCAGAAGACTTTTGCAAAATTGAGAATAAGGTTTCAAATCTTATTGCCGTTTCTGCTGTTTTCAATGCGCAGAAAATAGCAGAAAAACACTGTGATTTGTAATTGCATGGTAAAACGTTTGTAAAGATGTAATATTCTTATTACCTTTGCAGACATATTTTAACTAAAAACGATAAATTATGAAAAAGTATTTACTTTTTTTATTTGTGTTATTATGTTACGCACAAACAAATCTTATGGCTCAAGAGAAGAAATATTACTGTGAAGCAAGATGTGAGCCAAAAATTACAGGAGGATATATTATTTATCTTGATTTTGGCGATATACAAGGAGAGAGATTTTCGTTTGGGAAAAACAATGACGCAAAACCTATAGACGAACAAGGGAAGGAGATAAATTTTCCCTCTGCTGCAAGCTTTATCAACTGGATGGTAGATAAAAATTGGGAATTAGTTTTTAAAGTGAGACATGAAGCCGCAGGAGGGTTTATCATCTATACATTTTCTAAAATAACATCAAAGGATAAAATAAAAGAAGGGATTAGGCTAAAAAACGACAAATGACATAATGAAAGAGCGGAGAATAAGATTTCTCCGCTCTTTTCTATATAGCTAAGTGTTTTGTACCTCCTTCTTTGGTTACTGACCGCATCCAATCATACATATCATCAAGCCGTCCGTTGCGATACTGTGCAAGGGTTACAAGTGTTGTGTTATCCGCGAGTTATGCGTAAAAACAATTATGATCCAAACATTTATACTACGTAATTTGTGAAGTACAAGATATTTTATTACCTTTGTATAGAGGATAAGGAGAATTAGCTACCTCCTGACGTGGGTAAACCGATAGCCCCTCCTCTTTCCTTTTATCGGTTTATTATATCGGTTTTTATGAAGGAGATCTGGAGAGACATACCGAATTACGAAGGTAGGTATAAAGTTAGCAACCACGGACAGATCTTGTGTATCTCAAAAAGGCACAGTGGTCGTTTTATTGTTAATCATTACAGGAAAGATGGGACAATTTATATCAAGTTACACAAAAACAAATCTTGCGAAACGATAGATTTAGCCAAGTTGGTTGCTACAACGTTTCTCGGCAATCCCAATGGGTATTTGTTCGTAAATCACAAAGACAATAACGTTAAAAATTGCAATGTCTCAAATCTATTTTGGTCAAAAACGCCATGGAAAATAAAGGATGACCACGAAGAAGAATGGAGAGACGTTAAAGGTTACGAAGGCGTTTATATGGTCAGCAACTTAGCAAACGTAAAACGTGTAGACAATATAAATAAATCTGTAAAGCCACGAGAATGTAAAAATGGACGAATTGTTGTAAATCTTAGCAACGGAAAGAGAAGCGTTATCGGATTGGAATATATTGTTGCTACTGCATTTCTACCGAATCAAGAGGATAAGAGATTTGTTCATTTCAAAGATGGTGATATAAGAAATTGTAATGCGGAAAATTTGTATTGGTCGAATGACGAGAATAACTTTTATACGTTAGAAGGGGAAGTTTGGAAAGATGTCATTGGATATGAAGGAAAGTATGTTGTATCAAGTTTTGGAAGGATTTATTCATTGACAAGAGAAAGAAGCAATACGGGTTCTATATACAAGGGAAGAATGCTCAAATTACAAGAATGCAGGAAGCATTACTACGTAACACTCCTTGATGGATGTGGAAATTATAAACGAGTTCAAGTTCACCGAATCGTTGCAAAGGCATTTATACCTAACCCGTATAACAAACCAACAATAGACCATATAGACGGGAATGGAAGAAATAACAATATAAACAATCTTAGGTGGGCTACCATGAAGGAAAATATAAATAATCCCAACACGTTGTGCCATAAGACGCAACTTAGGTCTGGGGCTAAAAATCCAATGGCACAACCCGTCTATGGAATCAATATAGAAACAGGCGAGCGATTGGATTTTGATTGTATAAAATCCGCAACAGAGTTTCTGGGCGTAAAATATCAAAAATACATCGGAATGTGCTGTAAGGGTACATGGAAGGCGTATAAAGGATATTTGTGGCATTACGTATAAAGATAGGGTGCGCAAAATCGACGCACCCTATCTTTTTTACTTCACGTGGATTTGTTTAGTACCATTGATAACTTGTCGTATATTGTTTGAAAGTTCTGTAACAGAATCATCTATCCTTTCAGCTGCTTCCGCATTTCTCAAAGTATGCTGTGAAATCATGCTTAACTGGGCAAGTTGAGACTTTGCTACCTCACTTAACTGCGGCAAATGTGTAGCTTGTAGATTTCTGACGACAGATAAATCCGCCCTGCATTGATTCAGATACGAGGCGAGTATATCAGCAGTATTTTCGGTAATTCCCTTGATGTTACTACCAGCACGGGACTTACTATCCTTGTCAGACCATCCATATAGCTTTTTTAACACATCACGTGTCTGTCGAGCCTGTTCCGACAACTCTTTGTATGCTTCGGCTGAAAGACGATATTCTTCCGCTGTGTACTCTGATAAGACATCTTTAGAATCATCACCGCCAGTGTGCTGTTTTATGTTACCATCTTTTGCAACGTATTTATTTCCTTTTTCGCTTCCGCCTCTTTTCGCATTTTCTTCGTTGAGCTTTTTAAGTTGGTCACTATACTGATTGGCAATCATTCCATTGAGAATTGCATTTCTCATGTGCTTCTCGAAGTTGTCAGCGAAATCTTCATTTGCAGAATCGAGATTGTTAAGAAGATCTACCCATTCCGATTTCAGAGAACTCAAATCCATATCTGTAAGAGCCTTGGCAATGTCATCGGTAATCTTCTTAACCTCGCCTTCTTCACCCTCTATTTCGATAAGCCTATTAAGATATTCTTTTGCGGTAGAGTCTATAGTTGCCCAAGTTCCAGCATGCTCGTTTCTGTATCTCTCCAAAAGTTTACCATCAAGCAAATGAAGTTCCTGTGCTCCGACAGTCTCGATATACTCTCCTTTCTTACCTCTATGGTTCCATCCTATCTCATTAAGCCATTGGTTAACCTTGTCTGCGAAGCCAAACAACTTAACACGATTTCTATTTCCTCCATGTCTTTTTTTAGCGTTACTCCAAGACAAATAAGTGTTTCGGACCTCATCAGCTTCCATATCAAGATTTTTTCTCACCTGAGAACCGATCGACTGCGCTTGTGAGCCAAACGAAGAAGATACCTTTTCACGAAGATTACCATTTATCTCCTTAACAGAGTTCTGAATATTCTTCAAATATTCCGCTTGTCTTTCGTAGGCTTTCTGCGATGATGTCTTTTTACCCCATAAGGATGTAAAGATGCTTATAGCACCAGCGGCTACTGCGGCATAAGGACCAGCAGCCCCGATAGCTTTACCAATAGGAGAATCAGGGCCTGCTAACTGTCTTATGTTGTTAAGACCTCCAGCAACATTTGAAGCACTGTTAAATGCTTTACCTGCTATTTCCGCACCTTCTCCAATTCCTTTATTACCGAGGGACTCGAACAATTCAACGACAGGTTGCAATACCGTTTGTAATGACTGGAATCCATCAGAAATAGCCTTAATTGACGTATCGAAGCCTCTAAATACATTAGCCTGCGCCTCATCAAGGTCTGCATCTGAATACTTATTGTCTTTGCTAACCTTTAATCCAACCGAACGTGCCTTTTGAGCGTCAATAGTGTACTGACCATTTTTATCCTTACTTCCATTGCGAATAGAATCAATAGCCTTAACAATATCATAGCCCTTGACTATAGAAGAGAATGGATCACTCTTCTCAAATTGTTCATTTAACTTTGTAAGAGCTTCGTTGAGTTTACTTCTCTCGTCATCTGACAGATTACCTGCATCAAGTCTTGTTTCAATCTCCCTCTTAATACGGTCAACAACCCCACTTGACATCGCTCCAAGATTTCCAAGGGCAACGCTCCAACCAGTTTCTCTCTGCATTTGCTTAAAAGAAAGGTCGTTGTTTTCACGAGTTGTCTTCTTGCGGAGATTTAATTCCGCTTCAGCAAGAGTATCGTTACTAATATGCTGTGGGTGGTCGCCAGAAAGTTTGTTCCTCTCGCGCAAACGTTCAATTTGCTCGTCAAGTCTCCTGTTATTGAACTCAATCTGAGCAGCGTAATCATCCTCAAACTCATAACCTTTCGACAAGTCTTCTGCGATTTCAGAATCAAGAGATGCCCGCTCCTTCTTATAATCAATAAGAGTTTTTACTAATCGGCTTTCTTTTCCGAACTTCTCCTCAATATCCGCATCTGTCATAGCAAGCACGCCCTCCAGACCATCAGGACCGAAATCAACTCGCTTTGTACTTGCTGTAACAAGAACATTACCAAGCTCCATTTTGTCTTTATCACTATCTGGCATACTGTTATCGACAAATGCTTTTGGAGTAACCTTCTTGCCTTGCAAGCTATTTAGCGTATCACGTAGATAACCATAATAGCTTCCCTTTCCTGCACGACTTACATTGTAGGAGCCGAAGGCGTACTCGGCAGCAGCAGCACTCGTTGTAAACTTTGAAAGCTTCTGGTAAATATCATATTGCTTTGATAATAAGTTAAGTTGCTCATTAAGAGATTTTACTAACCTTTCTGCATTGATAAACTCAAGGTCTGCCTCTTTCTTAGCTGCTTCTGTACGTGCTTCTGCAAGAAAATTGCGCTGGTCCTCAGTTTTTGCAAGTTTCTTATATCCTTCTACAAGTTTCGATAAATTTCCTGCTAAATTTTCTGGGTCAGTGTAATCCTTATTTACACCAGCAAAGCGTTTGTCATTACGTAGACGTGCCTTTGCATCCTCCTTACCTTCAATATTACGCCATTTATTCCACGTTTCGTAATATTCTTCAAGGAGTTTCTTTCTGCTCTGCCAACCACGCAAAATCTCACGCTGACGACGTTCCTCAGCCCTCCTTGCTTGTTCTGCGGCACGCTCTGCTTTTCTTTTTGCAGCTTCAGCTTTTCTCTTTGCAGCCTCAGCTTTCTTGTCTGATTTAGATTCTGGAGTGATACCATTTGCCAACGCAACCTTACGCCACTTTTCTTGTTCTTTGTACAAAGGAGCAAGTTCAGAACTGGATGCGTGTCCTGCGACAGCTGCAAGATACGACTCTCTATTGGAGCTATATTGTTTTTTTATATTAGAAGCTACTTTTGCCCAATCATCCTCATCCTTAGCTATTGTATTAAGTTCAGCGGTAGTAATAACACCGTTTCCATACTTATCTACGATGTTACGCATCAAGCGTTTACCAATATCTGTCTGCTTGTCGTATGGTGTTAATGGCTTTTCTGTTTCTATATCTGACGCAACAGCAACTCGAACTCTATCAGCATATTCTTTCGCAAGCCCAAAAAACTCTATAAGTGCCTCTGACAGCTTGCCCTTTGTTTCAGCAGAACCATTTTTCAACTGATGAACAATTGAGCGTATCATGTCTTGGGTGTATTCTGGATTGCGTTTACAGTAATTTTTATAATCCTCTAAGTCCATTCCACGCTCGTGGGCTGCCTTGGCGAACATTCTTGGAATATCATCGTTAACAATCTCATTCCAATCGTCTGTTACTTCCTTAGATCGTGATTGATATGTGTCTGCAAGGCCACTAAAAGACGTATCACTCTGTGATATTCTCCTCTTGATCTCTCCCCATGCGTCAGATTCAGAAAGAATACGTAACTGTTCCTCAAATGGCTTTCCTTGAATTTCCGCGTAAACATCAGCGTAGCTTCCCTTTATCTCGTTCATAGCCTCAACAATCTGACGCTTGTACGCTTCAAGTTCTCCACCTATGTTTTGGAACAAACCCTGAGACCGTTCGTAATCTGTGATATTTTTTTCAATATCATCATTAAATAAGAAATCCCAAGCGTAGTCGGTAGCGAAACCAAGACCAAGTCCCAGCATTGGGTTAAAGTCCTGCGAGGTAGCAGAAACAGACGTAGCTTTAATCATTTCGGATGACTCTTGCGAATATCGAATCATTGCCTTTGACTGCTCACCCATCTGCTTTATGACATCAAGTAGAACGTCATACTTCTCTTGCAATGTCTTTGCATGGTCAACTTGCTCTTTCATTGACTTAGAGTACAAATCGCTATTCTCAACAATGTCTTGCATATTTCGCACAGAGTCTTCTGTTACGCCACTGCTACTTGCAGTTTCTATACCTTTAGAATATATTTCTATCTGCTGCCTTGCATGCTGAACAGCAGCCTCCATCTGTTGTTCTATTCGGTTATTCCATTGGCTATACCCCATCCATAGAGCCAAGCCAACAGCAGCCCCCATCATTGCAATATTTCCAGTAGACATAAGTCCTCCAAGTCCACTTCCTATTCCAGATGTTGACAAACGCATCATAGCAAGATTACCCTTTCTTGTATTGCCCTCTTGTCCTGCTAAAAGAATGAGTTTCTCCTGCTCTGCTGAAATGAGTTGCATCTGTCGAAGTTGAACAACAAGTGAGCTGCTAACCTCACCTCTACGCATCAATCCTGCTATTTGGGCGGCATTAATCTTCCCTTCTGCAAACAACTGTGCATAAGCCATCTCTTTTATAGCCTTTGAACCTAATAGTTGTTGTTGACGTAGAATATTTTGTTGGGCAACCTCAGTCGTGATTTTACCCTCCATGACAGCCTGCATTTGACTATTCGCATACATTTTAAGTTGAGCCGCTTGCACTGATGACATTTGTAAAGCTATACGGCCAGTGTTTAAGCTAAGAGCGTTTAGACCCCAATTGACAAGCTGCTTACCAGCAAGAACTGCCCCGAAAGATAAAAGCAATGGGCTTATTTTATCAAGCTGGAGAATAAAGGCTACTGCGCCTTTTATTGCGGTTTTGAACACACCACCAATAATACCCTCACCTTCCGCAAACTTACCAAGCATGATTTCCCACGCATCTATCAATTTGTTCCATTGTCCTAACAATGTTTCAGATAAGACGAACTGCATATTGTAAAACTGTCCGCCTTTGTCTGTCATTTTCTTGATAACAGAATCAACATCGTCGAAAGAAACCTCACGCTTGGAAATCATTTTACGTACATCAGCCGTTGTATAATCAGATTTCCCGTTTTTCTTATTTTCGTTATAAAGGTCGGCTATTTTTTGCAACATTGGTAAGCCGGCATAAGCAAATTGACGCAATTCTTTTCCATCAAGCCAGCTTCGAGATTTAACCTGTCCATATGCAAGACCAAGTCGCTCAAATGACACGCCAAGACCTGATGCAATATCAGCAAGACGTTTTGTTGTGTCATACAGTTTATTTGTTTCTACACCGAAAGCTGCTAATTGTTTAACATCTCTATTAAGCTCTTGAAACTTAAATGGAGATTGCAATGCCAGTTCTTGCGTTTGAGAGAACAGGGTGTCAGCCTTTGCAATATCACCAAGAATAGAACGTAATGCTATGTGTTGCTGAACAATATCGCCACCAGTTTGAATAACAGAGTCCGCAAATTGTTTTGCACCATACACAATTCCACCTTGCAGCAACAGACTTTTCATGTCGTTCATGACACCAGAAGTTTTACTTGCAGCATCATACGCTTGACGGAAGGCAGAAGCTAAATCTCTTGCCGCACGTGCATTAGCCTCTACAGCTCTTTCTGACTGGATAGCAGTTTCCTTGTACGCCTTTAAGGAGGTATTTGCTTCTTGAATAGATCTTGCGCCATTTGAAAAAATAGCTTGAATGCGATTTCCGTCAATAAGTTTACTACCGTCAATGCTATTAAGGGTGCGTAAATATCCTTGCAACTTATTCAAAGACGACATCAGATTTGCATCCTTCATGAAATTAGGAATAGCCTTTATCTGATTGATGGCGTCTGCCGTCTTTCTAATTTCGCTTCTGAGGCGCACAATTCTCGTAGCGGCACCATCAATAGCATTCGCCATTTTGAGCATTTCCTTTGAAGGTCCTTCACCATTCAAATCATTAGCTTCGCGAAGTTTTGCCGAGAGTTTGCGAATAGAATCTGTCGCTTTATTAACAGATATATCCATATTCACAAACTTGGCCATTATATTGTTAAGTTCTTTTGATACGTTATCTTGAACTCCAAGGGAAAAGCTCATCCCTCCTAAATTTCCATCTGCCATAATCCGTTATCCTTTATCGTCTTGTTTAATATCGTTGTTGAAATAATTATTGAGAGAGATTTCTCTTCCAACACGTGAAGCTTTGTGCTTCTTCTCCCATGCCTCTGTTAGTTCGTCTATTTCGGATTTACTTGCATGCTTACCATCATTTTTCTTCGGATAGACAATAGTTGGTTGATCTATTGCCATAAGGTCAATCTGCGCTGACGTATAGCCCCACCAATAATCGTATGCACGTATCCCGAAACGACGTTCAAAGAGAAAACTAAACTTCTCAGCTAAGCTAAACGCTCCTCCCCAGCTTGTTCGGCTTGGATATGCTCTGCTTCCGCTTTCGTCATCGTCATCATCGCATCCGTCATTGCGGTCGCTAATATGGTAGTGAGTTGAAATGCTGCTGATTGTATTTTTTTTTTAGCAACATTAAGAACACCCAATACCTCCCATACGTCAAGGTCAATGATGTAATAGTAGTATCGCCACAAGAGCCAATAGAAAAAGCGTATCTTCCAGACGTTGTTGAGCTGTACAACCGCACACTGCTTGATGCGCTTCTTCCATTCATTTTTCTCTTTTAATTCAATATGAGTAAATTTCCTCGTTGTACCCTTATGAAGCCAACCAAGCATCCTCTTTTTACCTCTGAAAGTATATTCTGTAGGAGTTTCGTTTAGAATATCATCAAGGACTTCTTGAAGTTCTACGTTTGGCTGCTCTATCTTTTTTGTTGCCATGTTCTTTTAATTAGTAAAGGGCGACGGCTCTTGTTGAAAGCCAGCCGCCCTTGCGTTGTTATTATCCTAAAAACTAATACCTATTGAGATTAATCTTACGCCTTCTTCAACCATGCGATAGAAGGCTTATCACCAATCTCAAGTGTACCTGTAAGACCGATAGCGTAAACCTTACCATCGTCCATCAAAGGCTTAGCCCAGAGGGCAACACCAGAGAGAATCATGATATTCTCTTGCGTATCGTCCTCGATGACGAACGTACCAGTAATCTTGTGCTTGGTAGGAGTAAGAGCCTGGCCTTTGTAGTTCGTGCTGCCAATAGTAGCCTGAACGTTGTCCTTAACAGCACCCTCTCCGTGCGCCCATTTCAAAACATCAGCGTGCTTTGTTGGTACGGTGAACGAAATCTCGAAATCGCCAATCTCTGCGGTTGACTGCCAATCGCCATTCATACCAATTACCTTGTAATGGGTCAACGATGGGTCACCTTGCTCAATCTTCAGTGAATCTACCTTCACGGGAATGTCAAGTTCGGGAGCAAGAGCAATAGCGGTTGTGCTACTAAGGTCTACCGCTGCCTTTTGATACATAAGAGAAGAAGGTCCAGAAAAAATATCCTTCAACTCGGTTTTCTTTTTCATTGCCATAATGTTATCCTTTTTTATTGTAAAACTTAAATTACTTTGTGTTTAATTGTGCTTGTATGAATGTCACATGAAATCCAGACTTATCACTCGTCTGAAAGATTATCCGCGGCTTGGTTATCTTAAAATCTTTTGTATTAACAGGAAACAGCTTCAGTATGGCATCAACCTTTTCGTCCATGGTCTTTATATCCATACTGTTAGGGTTATTTGCCGATACAAGGTCTCTAACATACACTTCTAATAGAACAGAAGTGGAAAAATCGTTATATTCGCCAGCCTCGCTTAACTCATTGTTGTAAACTGCCGATGGCAGGCTTATAACGATATAGCTGTTGAGCCTCTCCATAACAGAAGCAGGGCGGTCTTGATAATAACCTTTATCGCAAATGCCATTAACAACCCTCGCTATGCCGTAGTATAATGTCTTCAAACTTACCATAAATTCCTATTGCTTAAAATGGAACGTCCTTAAATATATCCGTTTGTGCCGGTGCGCGGTTGACGGTGACTGTAGAGTAGTCTACGAGAGCTGGTAATTCGATTTTGAGACTAAGCAAAGCTCCGATAATATCCCTTACAGCTCCGGCATAACTTACCGGTATTATAAACACCATCTCCCATGTGTGTCTTTTAGGTACTCTTGCACGTTTTATAGTCCACTTGCCAAGCGTAGGCCCCCATTGCCCACCTTGCCCGTACCATCCGACAAATCTGTGTTCTGGGTCAACCTTCACACCCCCATAATATTCGTCCAATGGATAAGCCTGATCACGTCTTAAAGAACGCATTGTTGGTTGTTCCTCATCGTCTGCATTTGCAACAAGACGAACAAGTTTTCCTTTATAAAAAATGCCGATAGTAAAAGAGGTCCACGCGTTTCCAGTCCTATTGAAAACTTTATTGTTCCAGATAAGCTCAAATCGGTCTAATATGTCATGGGCAGATTTCTCTAATGTGGCTAACGTGGCAGAATATGCTGCCTGTTGCACCTTTTTGTAAATTCTCTCCCCAAACTGTTTTTTTAAACTTTCTTGATACATACACCTATACTCTTACAAGTTCCCAATAAACAATCGTTCTATCATTATCAGGCTCACAATCGCGAACACGACCTTCTTCTGTGTTGTTCCCAACGGTAGTGTAGATTGTATCTCCATCAAGAGGCAGTTTGCCAGCTTCCCATTTGTCATATCTGACAGGAATTGAAGCCTTCCTCTTGTTTATATCAACCTTACCCATGCCATTGGTTGTCGTGTCAGTAAACGAGCGTCCGCATCCCTCATAAAGAACCACCTCTTTTCGCTCTGTCTTGGTTTGAGGAGTGGAAGTGTCATTTGAAGCAAATGGGTCCTCATCTTCAAGCTCACTTGCGTTTTCAACAGGCACAACCTCTTCCAAGATGCGCACAATCTTAATCATGTGAGGATAACGAGGATTGCTTATAACTTCCTTTCTCATAATCTTACTTCTTAACGAATGATATGTGGAAGAGGATTGCCGACCAAGTCAAAATTGGCAGGCTTTATTCCACCACTATTCATTCTGAAAGTAGTTTTTCTTCCAAAGACAGAAGACGGCTCCAGTTCCTTATAAATGGCATTAGCTTCGTTTTTCAACTCCTTAATGTCATCATTTGTAAGCTGATAACCGCCAGACGAGTGTGTCCATCCATTATCAGTATCAGAAGTGTTATTAACCTTACTTGGACCAAGAACCATCCATTTCAAAAGGTCAGCGTATGCAAGTCGAACTTTATCCATGTTACAATCAATGATTGGAGTTGATTTTTCAAATCCTCTGTCAATGAAAATTGGATATAGTGCATCGACAGGCACTTCAAACTTAACCTTTGCAAGGATATAATCCTCAATCGTGTAGGTCTTTTCTACTTCTGATACTGAATCCATACAATTACAATTTAACTGTTACGACATTAGTCTGCTGTCTTAATGTCGATGATGTAGTGGTTAGGGAACTCAATGAGAACAGGACAAGCTGACAGCATAACGTCAGTGTGCCACTCCTTGAAGCGACCATTATCCATCGTTGAGTTAACAACGAGGGAAAGACCGTCATTACCACGAGCAAATACAGTTGTGATAGCGTTAGCACCAAACAGCTTTACCATCTGCTCATCAAGAATTGCTTTGTGCGCAAACTCGACTGCATCGCCTGCTGGACGGAGAACAGCTGTACCATCCTTCCAGCCCTTAACAACCTCTTCTTTAGAGTGTGTCTTATTACTTTCTTGCTCAACGACAAGTTCAATAGGAGATACACCCTCTAAGTCAACAACCGCCTTATTCCACTCCGATGCGACAACAGGAATTTCCTGTGTTGAAGCAAGGAAGTTTAACTTGCGATAATTGGAAACGAACTCACGAACCTCCTTGTTCTTTAGGAAGATGTTATAGAAGTCGTTACGAGTCATCTGCCATACCATTGGACCTGCGTAGTCACCCATTTGATGACGCACCTTGTCCTCCAACACTCGCATCTGTGTAAGAAGTTCGCAAGTTGGATCTGACCATGCCTTTGTACCTGCCTTCAAGAAGTTTTCTGTAGGGACTTTCGCATCGTGAAGAGGAAGCTGAATACCACGACCAATACCCGTGTAGTCAATCTTTGCAGTACTCATGAGTTGAGCAGTCATGAAATTCATGGTCGCATCAACTGCATTGAACTTATCCTGCAATTTGCCGACATAAGTAGCAACGATGTCTGCGTCATTACCGAACTGTTCAAACATTTGAACCTTGTAATTGCGCTCCGCTGCGGTCTCAACGATACCCTCTGCGATAAAGTCAGGAATTGACCCCGTATAGAACTTCTCGGTTGAGCTGTCTGTCTGGTTACTATCCCCAAGCGGTGCTCGAAGATCCATCAAATGAGGTGCCTGCAACTTACGAGCCTTAGCAGAGAATACTGCTGTGCCGTCTGCTTGAGATGGTGTCTCTGTTGCTGCTTTACGACCTTGTGTCTTGTACCAACCATAGTTAGTGTAGAACAAAGCACTATTATCAAGGAATGATTGCAAGAAACGGTTGTTCTCTGGACTTGCAAAGAACTTAGCGTATCTTGAATCTTCAAAATTGTATTTTGCCATTTCGTTATACCTTTTAAGTGTGAAACATTAGAGTGAGAACCAACCTGCGACCTTACTTGTGTTCAGTGCGAGAACACTTGCTGGTATTGGGGACATCTTTGCTTTGTAAAGCACAGTACTCTCGTTAGCAAGACATGGGGTGAACAGATAGCGTGCACCCTCGAAGTCGTTGTTTGTTGTAGCTGGGTTGTACACGAAATCGAAGTCAGATGGTGCATAGCAGTTAGGGTTAGAAACAATAGCCTTAGCACCTGCGCCAGCCTTGTCTGCTTCCACGAGAACTGCACCAATAGCTGCGGTAACGGCAGCACTAACTGTCAACTTCCAAACATTACCTGCGGTGTTATCTTTCGTTGCTTCAACTGCGGTAACAGTAACACCTGTACCTGTACCCGTAAGAGTGTTTGGCGCAACCATGAGAATATCACCCACGAATGGGATATGACGGAATCCGTCACGCTTAATGAGGACCTCGGTTGTCGATGCAGCCTTAGCCACCTCATAGGTCTTCATAATCTTAATAGTAGCACCTGTATCACCTTCGATACCTGGATTGTACTCTAAAAGGTCACCTGCATAAATCTTTGCATTGCCCTTAAAAGGATTTACGAGAACTCCACCGACTGTTGGGTAAACCAACCCATTCTTTGCGCTTGACTGCAACTTAACGAATACGTTGCGACTGCCGCCAATCTCGCCATGAGCCTGAATCAGTACAGTACCTTGGAAAGCTCCTGCATTGAGAATCCTTTGCTGATAAAAATCAAGTTCTGTCATCTTTGATTAATGTTAATTGTTAAACTGAATACTTATTATTCGGTCTTTGGGTTGTGTCGTCCAACGATGTTACCAACATCGCTCCAGTCTTCTTTTTCCTCCTTACCACCACCATTGCCACCTGCATGTGGTTTACCGATTTCAACGCCAGCTTCCTTGATGTCTGCATTGTACAACCTCTCCGCTTGCTCAACAAGAGATTTTAAATCGACATTCTCATTCGGAATTTCGAGCTTTGAAAGGGCGGACTTGGCAAAGAAGTCGTTGAATTTCAAACCTGCGTTTTCAAACTTCTCCCTAAGACCTTTTCTGACAGAATCCATTGTAGCGTGCTTCGCTCTCTCGGCCTGCTCTTGCTTGCGAATGTTACGTTCCTCTGCGAGTTCAGCCTTCATTTTTCTCAGCTCTTCCATGACTTCGCTAACGCTACCATCACCAGCTTCGTTTTTCTTGCCGCCCCCTTCGTTACCTTCATTCTGCTTCTTTCCAACATTCTCCTTATACTCCTTAATCTCTTTTGAGACATCAGCGTGGAGATTGCCGTCCATTCGCTTCAATCGGTTTGCAACTCTTTCGACTAACTTGGAATTTTCGTCCTCGTTGTCTCCAAAATCACCTAAAACGTCATCAAGTTCTTCATTGATGGTCCGCTCGCTAAGTTTTAACTGGGTGCTTCCCAAATTCTTTGTTACTAATTCTCTGAGTTCTTCTCTATTCATTAGTGTTATCCTGTTGATTAATCGTTGCAGAAGAAGGAATCGAACCTTCGACCTGTTGATTATGAAACAACTGCGCTACCACTGCGCCATTCTGCGAAATATTTGAATATATATGCAATTTGAAAGCAAAAATATGTATAAAAAATGAATATTCCAAATAAAAATGTATATTTTTGCAAATAATATTGTATATTTATGCTATTTGTGATTAAATGGAAAAACTTTCAGGGTTAACGTTACATAATGGTGATAAGGTTTATACACAGGAATACATACAGTTCTTGCGTGATGCTGACCGTAAGTCTCCAGATAAATTAAAAATCATTGCACAAAAGGGAGCGCAAGAACGAATACTGTCGGTAGACGCTGATATTAAGATAATAGGCGGCAGTCGCGGCGGCCCACTACTTGTTGATACGCGTGTAGTTACCCCATTTGGGTATCGAAGAATAGGCGATTTGAAAAGTGGCGATATAATTAGTGGTA